ATTTGCAGGGGCTGTCACTAGCGGTTCTTATTTGCGTGGTAATGGCACAGATGTGGTCATGTCAGCTATTCAAGCCGCTGATGTACCGACATTAAACCAAAACACTACAGGAACAGCATCTAATGTCACAGGTGTTGTGGCTGTTGCTAATGGTGGTACTGGAACAGCAACACCTTCGTTGGTGGCTGGAACTAATATCACTATTACAGGCTCTTTTCCAAATCAAACTATCAATTCCACTGCTAGTGGTAGTGGAACAGTTACAAGCGTAGCGGCAACAGTCCCATCATTTTTGTCTGTGAGTGGATCGCCAATTACAACAAGTGGAACATTGGCTTTTACTCTTGCATCAACTCCTACCAATGGTCAATTGTTAATTGGAAATGGAACTGGGTTTTCATATTCAACATTGACTGCTGGAAGCAATATAACAATTACAAATTCTTCTGGTGGTATCACTATCGCATCAACTGGTGGTGGAGGTACATCATCCCCTATTCCTAAATTACAATCTTGGTCAATTGGAGCAATGTAAATGGCACAGAATACAAACCCTATTTTTCCGCTAATCCCTGTTAACTCTTGGGTTAGCGGCCCGGCAGCTAACGCTGCAACTCCCGGTGTTACTGCTAACACCACGAAAGATTTGACATCAGGCACAATTTATGGCCCGATTGAAACAGCAGGTGCGGTGGAAGGCTCACGGCTTGACTTCATTAAGGTCAGGGCGCTTGGCACTAACGTAGCAACTGTTATCCGTATTTGGTTGAACAATGGTTCTGCAACAGGTACAGCAGCCAACAACACGTTGTATCTTGAGCGAACACTGTCTGCAACAACTGTCTCGGAAACAGCAGAACAGCCCGACATTATCTTGCCTTTGAACATCAGTTTGGCAGCAGGGTATCGTGTGTACGCTACGTTTGGTACGGCTGTTGCGGCAGGATTCCATTTGACTGCCATTGGCGGGGATTACTAATGTTTACGGGGTTTGCATCCGAGAACACACCTGCAATTCAGGTGTGGGATTTCTTTAGGCCATATACAGGAACTGCAAGAGTTTCACTTGCAGATGATTGCGCTCCTATACAAATAATCCGTACTGGCGGCAATACAACTGCAATACAACTTTATTTGCCTTCGGCTCCAATAGAGGGTAAGCAAATAAAAATTGTTAACACAATATTTGGTAGTTCGGCGCAACAAATATTTTTGTATGCTTCAGATGTTTCTTCTCTTGGCACATTAGTTGAAATATTAAATATTGGCGCAGGTCAAACTGTTGACATTTGTTATTCTAAAAATTTAATTAGTTTTGGTAGTGTTAGTGGATACGTTGCAACTGGGTGGGTTACTTTAAACTCTGCGCCTGCTTCTAGTGCAAACCACTATGCTGTGGTTTTGGCAGGATCAGGAAATAAAGCAACTCAGCCTTATTCTGCTGTTATTGGAGGTTCAGGCAATACAGCAAGCGCATCTTATGCTTCAGTTTTTTGCAGTCAAAACAGCACAGTAAACAATATAAGAGCTACTGTTATTGGTGGCTCGGGTCACACAGCAAGCGCGGATTTAGCAGCAGTTGTTGGTGGCGGCACTAACACAGCAAGCGGTTCAAGTGCTGCTGTTGTTGGTGGGTCAAGCAACACAGCAAGCGGTACAAGTGCTGCTGTTGTTGGCGGCGAAACTAGCGCGGCAAGTGGGACTTATTCAGCAATTTTAGGCGGATCATTTAATACTGCAAACGCTACTAATGCTTCTGTTGTTGGGGGTCAATCCAATACTGCAAACAGTAACAGTGGCATTGTTGCTGGTGGGAGGTCTGGAACAACAAGATTAATACAGGGCAACACGGTTTTGCCTGCAAGTGCTGCTCCTATTAACGCAACAACAGGTGTTCAGCAACTTGCAACATTGTTACTTGGTCGCCAAACAACTGATGCAACTGCAACAGTTTTAACAAGCAACACATCTGCCGCATCCACAACCAACCAAGTAATCCTACCCAACAACAGCGCCTATACATTCCAAGGCACTTGCATTGCCAACGTCACGGCTGGCGGTACTACATCAGGCTGGAAGTTTGAAGGTGTAATCAAGCGTGGTGCTAATGCTGCTTCTACTACGCTAGTTGCGGCTGTTACACCAACTGTCATTGCTCAAGACGCAGGGGCCTCTACATGGGTCTTGGCTATTACTGCTGACACAACCAATGGCGGTATCGCTGTAACTGTTACAGGTCAGGCGGCTACCACAATCCGATGGGTATGCAAAATCGAAACAACTGAGGTGACTTTCTAATGGCTCTGAAAATTTCTATCCCAACAAGCAATGTAGGCGTTCCATTCACAGACGCTTATGCCCGTATCACAAACATCTTTGGCAACAAAGATCAAGTGCAATACCAAGTGTCTGTGTCTGCCAATGCTGACGCTAGGCAAGCAAACGCACAGGAAGTGGCACAACACGCTTTCTATTGCCCAACTCCACAGGGAAACCTGATGGATGGTCTATATGCTGATTTAAAACAGCAAGTAGGTTTTGAGGATGCTGAAGACGTATGACTCCAGAACTCGAAAAGTACTATACAGATCGGTTTGACATGATGTCAACCGAGGGATGGAAAGATTTAATCGAAGATATTGACAAAATGATAGAACCTTTGAATAATATCGCAACGATTGCAGATGAAAAAAGTCTACAATTCAGAAAAGGTGAGTATTCAATCCTTATTTGGCTGAAGAACTTAAAACAAGTCAGCGAAAGAGCATTTGAGGACTTAAATGAGAAGAATGTATGAATTTGCCTGTATAAACGGGCATAAGACAGAAAGATTTGTTGATTATGAGGCAACAAGTCTGAAGTGTGAGTGTGGTGAGAATTCTCATCGCATTCTCTCAGCGCCAGCTTTTCGCTTAGAAGGGTGGTCTGGAGCGTTTCCATCAGCGCATGGGAAGTTCGAGAAAAGCCACTTAGACAAGTTGAATGCTGAACGCAAACTCAACTCATAAGCAATTATGCCGAGTTGAATCTCCTACAACCGATTAACGGCAGGAAAAGGAAAAAAGTATGTTAGTTGATGATGACAAAGAAGAGTTGGGTGAGTTAGAGATCGAAGAACAGAAGATTTCGCAAAAGAATGAACTTCCTGAGAAATACAGGGATAAAAGTTTAGACGAGATTGTGAAGATGCACCAAGAGGCTGAAAAGCTAATTGGAAAGCAAGCACAGGAAGTAGGCGAGGTTAGAAAGTTAGCCGATGAACTTATCAAACAGAACCTTGGTTCACGACAACAACAGACTAGACAGGAAGAGCCTGAAGTAGATTTCTTTGAGAATCCACAGATGGCAGTTCAAAAGACTGTTGATAATCACCCAGACATCCTAGCGGCACGACAAGTAACGCTAGAAATGAAAAGGTCACAGATTCAGCAAAGGTTAGCGCAAGAGCATCCCGACTTTGGAGACATTGCCAAAGATCAGGACTTTGCAAATTGGGTGAAATCTAGCCCTATTCGCATTAAAATCTTCGAGCAAGCCGATTCTGGATATGATTACGACTCAGCCAATGAATTGCTATCTACCTATAAACAGCTACGTTCTGTTAAACAGAAGCAAACAAGTAATGAGGGCGAGGTAACTCGCAAACAGAACTTAAAAGCAGTAGGTGTTGATGTAGGTGGTTCTGGTGAATCATCAAAGAGGGTATACAGAAGGGCAGACCTTATTCGGCTCAAAATGCAAGACCCAGATCGTTATGATGCTTTAAGTCAAGAAATTATGGCAGCATATTCAGAAGGTCGAGTTCGTTAAACTTTAGGAGATTTAATCATGCCATATCCAACACCAGCGGTTACAGTAACAACCGCAGAGAAATTCATCCCAGAAATCTGGTCAGATGAAATCGTAGCCGCATACAAGAAAAACCTTGTTTTGGCTAACATCGTAATGAAGATGAACTTCAAGGGCAAGAAGGGTGACACAGTTCACATTCCAGCTCCTACTCGTGGTAACGCATCAGCAAAAGCGGCATCTACTGCTGTGACTCTGATTGCCGATACTGAGACAGAAGTTCAAGTCTTGATTAACAAGCACTATGAGTACTCACGTTTCATTGAGGACATTGTTGAAGCACAAGCATTGAACAGTTTGCGTCAGTTTTATACTGCCGATGCTGGTTACGCTTTGGCTAAACAAGTTGATACCGACTTGATCCAATTGGGTCGTGCTTTCAATGGTGCAACTGTCGGTACTAACGACTACGCAACAAGCAATACATCCACCAAAGCCTTTATTGGCGGTGATGGTACTACTGCTTACAACAGCACATCTTCCAATGCTTCTGCGTTGACTGATGCCGCTATTCGTCGCACGATTCAGCGTTTGGATGACAATGACACTCCTATGGATGGTCGTTTCTTCATCATTCCTCCTTCAAGCCGCAATACGTTGATGGGTCTTTCCCGTTATACAGAACAGGCTTTTGTGGGTAATGGTAACGCAATCCGTACTGGTGAAATCGGTCAACTGTATGGTATCCCCGTGTTCACATCTAGCAATGCTGATACTGGCGCAGGTAATAGTGCAACAGATCGTATCTGCTTGATGGGTCACAAGGACTCTATGGTTCTGGTTGAGCAAGTTGGTGTTCGTTCACAGACTCAGTACAAACAAGAGTACCTCGCTACTCTGTTTACATCTGACACTCTGTATGGTGTAAAAGCCATGCGTACAGCCGCCACAACTGGTGCAGCTTTGTCTTCTAGCGCATTTGCGTTAGCAGTTCCAGCCTAATAGTTGCCTTTTCCCCTCGCCTTAATCGGTGGGGGGATTTTT